GGTGCATACCTCCCATATGCGAATGATTCTCATTTAGCCTTACTGACTAGCTACATGACTAGATGCGAATGATTCTCATTTAGCCTTATGTTAGTTGGCGCTTACTTTGATGGGGGGGAGGGGTGGTGTGTGGTGAGTAAATATTTGTGTACCCTCTCCTCCACTGAAAAAGCCAAACGTAGCGTTTAACACAAACAAAGGCTGGATTGGATTAGGGGAGAAGGTGGTTGACAAATAGGATAGACACCCGTGAGTGGGGGAGTCCTTTTAAAGGAGAGCCTCTCGTTTATCTAAGTTAGTGATGACTGTCAGATCATTCACTCCACGCTACAAGCCCCGTTCAAGATGTGAGTCTTTACTTGAGAACTACATGGTTCACTACGTTTATCCTACTTGGTCGGCTCAACCGCATAGAGGGGTGGGTGATGCCCCCGTTTGAGTCCACTATACAAGAAAACAATTCTCATGTAAAGTACGCACTAACTTCCCTTTACTGGATAAAAGATGAACGTAGTAGATGCACTCCCTGATAACCTGAAGAAAAAGGGTCGCCCTAAGGGTTCAGGTAAATTGACTATGGCTAAATACGCTGATGCCAAACCATTAGCTATGTTGCCTAAGACTGAGAACCAACGGGTCAAGGAACTCAAGGAACTCCTGATAAACAGTGCTGGAGTCAATGTTGTACAGAAGACTGTTCAGATTGCCCTTGATGATGACCACCCTGCACAAATGGCGGCGTTGAAGCTATGTATGGATAGGATGCTTCCCGTTACTCTGTTTGAAAAAGAAAAGAATCAGAGAAGTGCTGTAAACATTACGATTTCAGGCATTGGTGGCGTAACCATTGGTGACAACACAGTAGAAGCTGAAGATATAGAAAGCAAAGATGTCTGACCTTAACTTTAGCCTCCTACCTTGGCAACAAGAAGTCTTTGCTTTAAAGAATGTTTGTGATATAATTCACCATCTATAAAGGATGGTTACATGGAAACAAAACTTTGCTTAAGCTGTGTTGAGTACAAGCCAACTTCATGCTTCCATAAAGCAAAAAAGGAAAAGGATGGCTTTCAGTATCATTGCATTGATTGCAGTAAGAAATATCATGCAAAACGCTATGTAGAGCAAAAAGACAAACTTCAAGCCCAACTTAAAAAATACAAAGAAGAAAACAAGGAAAAGCTAGAAGTTGCATCGTTATTGTGGAAGAAGAACAATCCTGATAAGGTAAAGAAATATCAACGAACAACAAACTTGAGGAAGTTTGGTCTTTCATACGAAGATTACGAGCAGATGCACAAACAACAAAAAGGTTTATGTGCTATTTGCAATAACCCAGAAACTTTTGTACATTCCAAAACAAAAGAACCAGCAAGGTTAGCCGTAGATCATTGCCACACAACGGGGAAAACAAGAAAGTTACTTTGCAAAAACTGCAACACAGGATTAGGTTCTTTCAAGGACAATCAAGATGTTTTGTTAAAGGCAATGCAGTATTTGAAAGATCACAATGTCTGATTTAAATTTTAGTTTGCTTCCGTGGCAACAAATTGTTTTTAGTGATAAAACAAGGTTCAAAGTCATTGCGGCAGGGCGGCGTTGCGGTAAGTCTAGACTCTCAGCCATTACCCTGTTGATTGAAGGACTGCAATGTAGTGCAGGGTCTGCTGTGCTTTATGTTGCACCTACCAATGGACAGGCTAGACAGATTATTTGGGATGTATTGATGGAGTTGGGGCGGGAGGTTATCCAAGCCAGCCACATCAATAATATGGACATTACCTTGATAAACGGAGCAAAGATTTATGTCCGAGGTGCTGATAGACCAGATACTTTGCGAGGAGTGTCGCTCACCTACGCTGTGCTTGACGAGGTTGCAGACATCAAACCCGAAGCATGGGAACAGGTTATTCGTGCTTCTCTGTCAGACAAAAAGGGTAGGGCTATGTTCATCGGCACTCCCAAGGGTCGCAATTTCTTCTATGACATCTTTAAACTTGGAATGTCAGAAGAAGATGAAGATTGGAAAAGCTGGCATTTCACCACCAAAGACAACCCTCTGATCGACCCTAGTGAAATCGAGAGCGCGAAGAAGACCCTAAGTTCATTCGCCTTCAAGCAAGAGTATATGGCATCTTTCGACAATGCGGGTAGCGATGTCTTCAAAGAAGAATGGATTAAGTACGGGGAAGAACCTGAGTATGGTTCTTACTTCATAGCTGTTGACTTGGCTGGATTTGAGGAAGTAGCTAGACAGGCGGCTAACTCGAAGAAAAGGCTAGACCAGACTGCTATTGCTGTGGTTAAGGTGACTGATGATGGCAAATGGTTTGTAAAAGAGATTGTTTTTGGGCGTTGGGACATTCGGGAGACTGCGGCTACGATTCTGCTGAAGATGCGGGAATACCGCCCTTTGAGTGTTGGAATTGAGCGAGGTGCGTTAAAAAACGCTGTTTTGCCTTATTTGAGTGACCTAATGAGGAAAAATAATGTATATTCGCACATAGTTGACTTAACGCATGGCAACAGGAAAAAGACTGACAGAATTATCTGGAGTCTCCAAGGAAGGTTTGAGCATGGGCGTATTGTGCTGAACTCTGAGGAAGATTGGGATGAATTCAAAGATCAACTTTTGATGTTCCCCGCCCAAGGTGTTCACGATGACTTACCTGATGCTCTCTCCTACATTGACCAACTGGCTGTGACCTCATACTTTGTTGATGACCAAGAAGATGAGTGGGAGCCTCTAGATATTATTTCGGGGATATAGATGGCAACTGGATTATTTAGCAATAAACCAATTGATGAACAAAAATCATCAAGTTCTATGAGCAATAGATTCGTAGATTTTTTATTGCAAAAGTTAAATCCAGAAATGTTTCCTACTTCTGCAAAAACATTAATTGAAACAGTTCAAGGCAACAGAGAACCAATAACTGAAAAAAACTTTACTCCTGAAGAATTGGAGTCGCTAAAAGCTCTTATAGCAATGACAAACAACAGAGGTAATGTGCAATATTCAGATTACACTGAGTTCATGAGAAAAATGCAAAAGGAGAAGGGAACTATACCAGCCTCAATAGCTCCTAATGTTCTTTCTATATTAGACCCAATTGGAAATGTACAAACCACGCTCGGTCGATTTAAGTATTCTCGTGATGCAAATGGAAATTTAATTGTTGTTGATACCTATGACTTTAACCCGATACCATCTATGTCAGGTGCATATGGAGCTATCCGCAATTATGCAACTGAAAAAATACCAAAAGGTTCTGGTAGAGAGGTAATGATTAATCTTGGAAATACTGACCCTTTTGCAAATACAATCGGCTCATCAATAAGGTAACACTATGGCAACAGACAAAGAAGTCAAGCTAGAACAAAACGAGTTTTATCAGCCCACCGAGGCTGACGAAGAACTTACAGCATTTGTTGTTGACCACTGCACTAAGTGGCGTGACTACAGAGATACCAACTTTCTTCCTGATTGGCTGGAATACGAGCGCATTTTCCGTGGTCAATGGGCGGCTGAAGATAAGACCCGTGAGTCTGAGCGTAGTCGAATCGTAACTCCTGCTACCCAACAAGCAGTCGAGACTCGCCATGCTGAGATCATGGAAGCTATCTTTGGTCAGGGCGACTTCTTTGATATTGAGGACAACATCCAAGACGTTAATGGAAACCCCATTGATGTTGAGATGATTAAAGCTCAGTTGATGGAAGACTTCAAGAAAGACAAGATCAGGAAATCTATCGACCAGATTGAGTTGATGGCTGAAATCTATGGAACAGGTATTGGCGAGATCATCGTCAAGACTGAAAAAGAATTTATCCCCTCTACTCAACTCATCCCTAATCAACAGGGTCAAGCGGCTATCGGAGTTATTGAGAGGGACAGGATTGGCGTGAAGATCATGCCTATCAACCCAAAGAACTTCTTGTTTGACCCTAATGGTACTTCCATTGATGACTGTATGGGCGTGGCGATTGAGAAGTATGTCTCTATCCACAAGGTTGTAGCTGGTATTGAGAAGGGTATCTATCGCAAGGTAGACATCACGCCCACCTATGAAGATACTGACTTAGAGCCTACCCAAGAGGTTAGCCAGTACCAAGATGAGAAGGTGCTTTTGTTGACGTACTACGGGCTAGTTCCCCGTGAATACCTCAACAACATGGAAGAAAACAAAGACATTGTTGAGTTGTTCCCTGAGAATTCAGCGGCTGAAGACTACACAGATATGGTTGAAGCCATTGTCGTGATTGCCAACGATGGTTTGTTGCTCAAGGCTGAAGAAAACCCCTACATGATGAAAGATAGACCTGTAATGTCTTACCAAGACGATACAGTTCCGAACCGCTTGTTGGGGCGAGGTACAGTGGAAAAAGCCTTCAATATGCAGAAAGCTATTGATGCTCAGACTCGGGCTCACTTGGATTCACTCGCTTTGACCACTGCCCCTATGGTTGCTATGGATGCCACACGCTTGCCCCGTGGCATGAAGTTTGAAATTAAGGCTGGTAAGGCTATTCTTACCAATGGCAACCCAAATGAGATTCTGTACCCATTCAAGTTTGGTCAAAGTGACCCAAATAACCTAGCAACTGCCAAAGATTTTGAAAGAATGTTGCTTCAGGCTACTGGTACGCTGGACTCAAATGGCATGGTTTCCCAATCTAGCCGTGATGGTGGTGGTATGTCGATGGCTGTTGCCTCCATCATCAAGAAATATAAGCGTACTTTGGTGAATTTTCAAGAAGATTTCCTTGTTCCATTCATTAAAAAAGCGGCTTTCCGCTATATGCAGTTTGACCCAGAGCGTTATCCCTCTGTTGACATGAATTTCATACCTACAGCTACCCTTGGCATCATTGCTAGGGAGTATGAACAACAACAATTCATTGGTTTGTTGCAGACTTTGGGTGCAAATACTCCTGTTCTGCCTATTTTGCTCAAAGGAATCGTAGGAAACAGCAGTCTGTCTAACAGAATGGAGTTGATTGCCAAGCTGGATGAAATGATGCAACCTAATCCTCAACAGCAACAGATGGAGCAGATGCAACAAGAGTTGGCAATGCAAGCGGCGCAGGCTCAGATTGCTGTTAATACCACTCAAGCAGAGCAAAATCGTGCTGAAGCTACAAAATTGTCTGTTGAGGCTCAGTTGTTGCCGCAAGAAGTGCAAGCTAAGAACATGGCGGCAATGACAAAGAATCTTCCGAATGAAGATGACCAAGCATCTAGGGAATTCGACAAGCGAGTTAAGATTGCTGAGTTGATGTTGAAAGAAGCCGACATCAAAAACAAGTCTAAGATTGTTGAATTGCAGATGGCTGAGAAAAACAACAAGATTTCAGGCATGGAAGAAGACTTCTTGAATCAACTTACCAAGCAGTTAAGTTCTGCTCAAACTGGTACTGAATAATGGATGTAGAAAACCTAGCCAAAGAGTTAATTCTTAAGAATATGACTCCTGAACAGCAGATGGCTGTTTTGGATTCTGTTCGTCAGTCTGTTATTCAAGCCAAAGAAGTGCAGAAACGCAAGATTGGTGAAAATGTTGATCTTGTTGTTCAAGCACTCAAGAAGATTGAGTCTGATATTCGTTCCCGCTTTGATGATGTAGGCAATTCTATTGAAAAGCGTGTGTCTACTATTCAAGATGGTCGAGATGGCGCTGATGGTAAGGATGGTCGTGATGGAAAAGACGGGAAAAACGGCAGGGATGGAGCAAAAGGTGATCGGGGTGAGCGTGGTCAAGATGGGCGTGATGGAGTGGATGGTGTTGATGGTGTGTCTGTCTCCAATGCTCGTATTGATTTTGATGGTTCACTTATCATTACTCTGTCTAGTGGGATTGAACTTAATGTTGGGGAGGTTGTTGCTCCTGATCTTGCTGAACGCATCAAAGTCATTACTAATGGTGGCGGCACTTCTCAGTCTGTACTTGATACTCTAGCTTCCCTACAAACCCAGATTACCAATCTGATTCCTAGCCAGACAGGTAACTCAGGTAAGTATTTAACTACCAATGGAACTGCTCTTTCATGGGCTTCTGTAGCTGGTGGATTGAGTTACCAAGGCACTTGGAATGCTTCTACCAATACACCTACATTGACAAGCAGTGTTGGTGTTAATGGCTACTATTACATTGTTGATACGGCTGGCTCTACCAACCTAAACGGCATCACTGATTGGCAGATTGGCGATTGGTTGCTGTTCAATGGTTCTGTATGGCAGAAAATTGACCAAAGTAACTTGGTTACTTCTGTTAACGGACAAACTGGTGCGGTGTCAGTTGGAACTGTTACTTCTGTTGCGGCTACGGCTGGCACAGGTATTAGCGTTAGTGGTAGTCCAATCACATCCTCTGGCACTTTGACAATTACCAACACCGCACCAGATCAAACAGTTGTGTTAACTGCTGGTACAGGTATTAATACAAGTGGAACATATCCAAACTTTACGATTACCAATTCTTCTCCCGATCAGACTGTTGCTCTAACTGGTGCTGGTACGACTAGCATTACTGGTACTTACCCTAATTTCACGATTACTTCCAATGACCAGTATTCAGGTACTGTGACCTCAGTTACTGCTGGCACAGGCTTAACTGGTGGAACGATTACTACGAGTGGTACTGTTGCATTGGCAACAAGTGGTGTTACAGCGGCAAGTTACACAGCGGCAAACATCACTGTTGATGTTTATGGTCGTATTACTTCTGCGGCTAATGGTACTGCTGGTGCAAGTATCAGCAATGATACAAGCACATCAACCAATCTTTACCCACTGTTCGCAAATGCAACATCAGGTGTACCAACTACGATTTATACTGGCGATGCTAAGTTGCTTTATAAACCTAGCACTGGTGAGTTGCAATCAACTGTTCTTGTGGCATCCAATGGTATTGTTGTTAACTCACAGACTGTATCTGCTGACTACACTATTGCCGCTGGCAACAATGGCATGAGTGCAGGAACTGTATCTGTCAATTCTGGCATCACTGTAACGATTGCAAGCGGTTCTGTTTGGACTGTAATCTAAAGGAAAGAAATGTCTCTAGTAGCCATCTCAGGTAATGCAAGCGGTACGGGTACGCTGACCATTGCCGCACCTAATACAAACAGCAATTACACGCTGACATTGCCACAAAACACAGGCACATTGCTCAGTACAACTTCTGGAAAACTTCCCGCCCAAGTTGTAAATGTGCCAAATGGAAACTTAGCGACTGGAACAACCTTAATTCCTTTTGATGACACCATACCTCAGAATACTGAGGGCAATGAGTACATGACTTGTGCTATTACGCCTACAAATGCAAGTAGCACTTTGGAAATTGATGTGTTGTGGTGCGGCGCTAGTAGCACTTCAAATTACATGGCGGTTTGTTTGTTTCAGGACTCAACTGCTAATGCTTTGGCTGTTTCTTGGAATGGTATATATCAAGCTAATTCTCCTATCACAATTCCAATTAAATACTTAATGACAGCAGGCACTACATCATCAACTGTTTTTAAGGTAAGAGCAGGCGCGATTGGTGCGGCTACCACTACATTTAATGGCTTTGGTGGAAATCGGCATTTTGGTGGCGTAATGGCTTCACGCATAACAATCAAGGAATACTTACCATGAACCATAACGCTATTTATGCTTTATATCCCCAAGTTGTTTTTGTATCTGATGATGGCGCTTTTGATGCTACTGGTAACTTAGTTGCTGTTGATTCAGACATTGTTAATTCATGGGTTGACCCTAACGCATACAAAACAAAGCGCCAAGTTGAATACCCACCAATCACAGACTACCTTGATGGTGTAGTCAAAGGCGATCAAGCGCAGATTGACAAGTACATTGCTGATTGCTTGGCAGTAAAAGCTAAATATCCCAAGGTGACAGCATGACCGCAAAAATTGACGGTACAAACGGGCTGCTTCAGCAATACGACTACCAAACCCCAACAACTGGGTTTTCTTATACATTTGCCGCTGGAACAACTGTTCTGATAATGAATCCTGCTGGTACGTTGTTAACAGGCGCAATTACAATGCCTGCGTCCCCGTCTGACGGTATGACAATAACATTTAGTTCAACTCAGGCAATTACTGCGCTTACTGTTAACGCAAATACAGGGCAAAGTATTGTGGCTGCTATTACAACGCTTGCGGTTAATAGTGGGGCGGTGTATCTCTACCGACTAGCAAACACAACTTGGTATAGGACTATTTAATATGGCAACACACCACTTCCCGCAGATGAGGTGACACAATGACTTTAATTCTTTCAGGCACAGATGGCATTTCAGACATTGATGGTAGTGCCGCAACCCCTGCTATTAGGGGAACAGATGCAAACACAGGTATCTTCTTCCC